ATTGCATTTATCTTAGGATGGAATGTTCTTCTAATTAAAAGAGATCAAAAAATGTTTGATTCGTACAATCAAGCATGTGCTACACTACCTCAACCTCACCCCGATTGCCGTTACGCAAAATGACTGAAAAAGAAATTGAACAAGCAGCAGAAGAGTTCTGGGATGAAATTGAAAGCGAAGCTGCAAAACTTGAAGTTCCAGTTGACTACTATCTTGCGGAGTTTTTCTGCTCATGACATTTATTGCTGGATTTTTTCTTGGTGCACTTGTTACAATCGGTACAGCATTTATCTTTGCTGCTGATAAAAACATTCTTGACGAAGGCGACGAAACCAATTACAATTAAGGAGTAATTTACACAAACCAATGACACAAAAGTTTTTCTATCTTGTTGAGCATTTCGTTCCCTTTCCTCAATCTGAGTATGGTGGAATCTGGAATGTGATTGCCGAAGATGATAATGAATGTTTTGATTTGATTGTTGCACAAGATCAAGAAATGTATGTGCAACATTATCCACAACTTCGGCATAACATACAAAATGCCCGCACTTATGCTCTTGCAGAAGAACTTGAATCTGTTATTGTGGAGGAGTTTACAACCTAATGTCTGATGTCGGAAAAGTAAGTTCACTTGCAAAACAACTCAAAGAACAGTATCAAGATCGAGTGAGTGAATTGCGACGAAAAATTGAAGAACAACAACAAGAAATCAATCAGTTGCAACAACAAATTAAACTTCTTTCTGAACCAAAAGATTACGATGTTTGAACTTCCTTATGATTTCCCACATCAACCTCCTCAAGGATACAAATACAAAGTACAACAACATAAACGCAATGTACTTTCTATTTGGTTGGAGCATCCTAATGTGTTCTCTTATCGCAGTGATTCCCCTTGTACTATCTGGGGATTTTACAACTCAAAGAAACGAGAGTATTATGCGCCTTACAATGCCACCAAGCAAGGTAATAAGGTAGACATTAGTAATACTCGTCCCTGGACAGCAATGCAACTTAACCTAAATCCATTAGAGGCTGCATTTGTATGACATTAGGAAAAGGAACTGAAGTTGTATTTCGTGGACTTTATGGTGTGATTGATTTTACCTGCGAACAGTATGTTGTGATGGAATGTCTACCTTTTAATGATGGCAGAAAACCTGCTAGATTGATTATCTATCCAAGTCAATTTGAAGATGTTAAAATTGCAAAATCTTCAAGCAAATAACAACCGAAGCTTCTAAAGTGTCCTATTACTGTAACCACAACCACAAAACAATGGATTGGTTTGACGACAATCAAGTTGAGGAGTTTTATCCCGCAGACTTTGTTGAAGAACTCAATGAAGAACTCTTTGATGAAGATACTGACGACAAAACTTTCCAACAACTTCTAAACTCCAACTACGACTACTGAAATTAAAAAAAAATGACTCAATGGATTCTTAAACTCAACACTGCCACCAATCGTCGTGTTGAAAAACTTGAAAGTGAAGGCGTAAAGGTTGACACCTCTACACATGAAGGTCGAAAGACTATTGGTTATTGCTATCTGGAACTTACAAACAACTATTGATTTTTATTATGTCTGACACTGTAAATGTTCTGCCTCACATCAACGAACTGAAACTTGCTTGGAGAAAGCAAGACTTTAAGTTCACTACTCAACAACAAGAAGAGTATGAAATGCTAATGCAAGCTCGTCGTGAAAGAGTTGCTGAGTTTTATGCAACTGGACGAGTGCAAATTGGACCTAAAAAGAAAGCAGAAGAAGTACAAGAAGAGGACGATTGATAAACTGACCACTACTACTTGACTTTTGTCCTTCTATCTCCTATTATGATAAATAATAGGAGATTTTTTGCTGCCTAAAATGAAAACCTTCGCTGAGTTTATTGCAGAAGCATACGATAAAGAAGTCATGGGATATACCCAAGTTCGTAGAACTGGTGAAGGTGGAAGAATTGGTGCAGAGAGAAAAAAAACTGAACCCGAAAAGCGTAGAATGAGAGCAGCGGGTGGTGGTAAGATGGAACCTGCTAAGACATACAAACCCCGCAAAGATATTGGTACTCAAAGACAAGCATCTACACGAGTTCAGCAACCTGAACAGGAGAGAGGTTCTGCAAGAGAGAGACAATTAGCAGCAGCAAAAGAAGAAAGAAAGAAAGCAGCACAGGCAAGAATTGCAGCAAGAAAAGCAGGTAAAACTGCTGCTACAGAAGCAAAACCAAAAGCAAAAGAAGCAGAAAAAACAGCAACTCAACTTCTATCTAAAAAGAAACCTGAAGCACCCAAAGCAGCAGCAAAACCAAGAAGAAAGTGGGAGCATGAAACTGGTGGTGGAATGACTCGCGTAGAAAGAGATAGAGCAAGAAATAAAGAGAAATCAGAAGCACTAAAGAAGAGAAAAGCAGAATTGATTAAAGATTTTACTGAAAAGCATGGTAGAGCACCTAAAGGAAAAGAAAGAACAAAACTCCTTGGTTTAGCTCACGGAACTGTAAAAGCAGGAGTCTGAAAATTACTCACCTCTAAAGTATCCTGATGATGTAACCCATACACAAACTTCTAACTGAGGCTTGACATCCTTACCCAAAGTTGTTATCATTGACTTATGCCTGGAACTAACTGCGGTTTCGGGATACAACAAACCCTTTTTTATTTTTCAACATGAACCCTACTATTTTTCCGATTAAGAGTGATCCTCTGACGACAACAATTAAGGATCTTCTTAATAATTACAAAGGTGCTTATGCTCCCGAACAGTTTCAGCGTCCAGAATCTTGGAGTGCATCTGAAAGAGCAAAGTATTTTGTTTCAGTTCTTCTCAATCGTCTTGAGGGAAGTTTCGTTTTCGTTGATCTAGAACTTGCACTTAATCGACTGGAACGAATTGATCCTAATGATCGTGCATACACATACTTTAAGGGTATGCTCAATCAAATGATCGAAAAAATCGTTCTCGAAGGTAATAATCGTCTTAAGTTTTTTGAGGCACTTCTGAATGATGAATACACCATCCCCAATGGTGTTTATTACTATGTCTCAGATCCTCATACAACTTCACTTTCTCAGTTTGTTGTAGGAAAGCACAATAATGTGTTCAGCAAACTTGATCCTCATGTTAAGAAAGTAATTCTTAATCGTAAAGTTGTAGTCAGCGAATACACTCAGATTGATTACTCTGGATTGTCTCAAGTTTTTATCAATGTGAATAGTGGTGTTCCTCTTAATGCACAAGAACTCCGCAATGCAATGGATACTCCCTGGGCTGAGTATGTTCGTATGTTGCGATCACAAATTGCACCTCTCTTGATGAAGATTTTTCCTACCACCAAGAAGACAAATTTCAAAAAGCGTTTGGTGGGTGATGAATTCATTGCTGATACGATTGACATGGCAATCAATAATTACAAAAAAGATGAGGAAACTAATGATTATAAGTTTAGTGGAGTTACACAAACATCTAAAAATAAACTTTACATGAGTGATTTTGATACTCAACAAAGTGAGTATTTTGTAGAAAAGTTTCTTCTCCTTTCAGATTACATTGACAAAATGATTGATGATAACTGGAAAGATCTTCCCCAATCTGCAATCATCCGAAAAAGTAGCATCACAAATCTGTTCTGGATGATGTGCAATGGTATCGAAACTTATGAACAAGCAGTCGAGGCAATGTGTTTGCACGAAGAATCTTTTAAGGACAAAACTCTTGTAAATGATGCTGATGACAGTTACAAATGGGCTTGTGGTGGAACTGGACTGAAAAACATGGAGTTTCGTATGCAAGTTCTTCCCGACATTATCGAGAAAACTTTAACAAAAGTTCCTGCATAAAAATTACTCACCTCTAAAGTGTCTTGATAGTGTAAGCACCACCAGCACCCTTTACAATCCTCTGTAAGGGTGCTATTATTATTCTTTGGTTCTAACCATCCTCCTGTGACTATTACTCTTCGTCCTCATCAACAGCGGATCACTGATCGTATGCTCTCTTATGATAAGGGACAGATCATTGTTCCCACTGGTGGTGGTAAAACTATCTGCATGATTCAGGATCTTATTCATCAACATGCTGTCCCTATTGGTAGGACTTCTGTTGTTGTTGCTCCGCGTATTCTTCTTGCTGAACAACTGTGCAGTGAGTTTCTGGAAGTTATTGATACTTCTAACACTCACATTATGCACGTTCATAGTGGTGAAACTCATCACTTTAGTTCTACCAAACCCGAACAGATTCACATGTTTGTGAATACTGCACGGACTGCTGGTGAGAATGTTATCATCTTCACTACCTACAATTCCCTTGATCGTTTGCGTCAAGCAGACATTGAGGTGAATAACATTTACTTTGATGAGGCACATAATAGTGTTCAACGGCACTTCTATCCTGCTACTGAGTATTTCAGTTCTGCAGCTAATCGTGCTTATTTCTTTACTGCGACTCCGAAACATTCTCTTACTGTATCAAAACCAGGAATGAATAATCCTGAGGTTTATGGTCAAGTGATTGCAAATGTTCCTGCTCCTGAGTTGGTTGAAGGTGGATACATTCTACCTCCTAAAGTTGTTGTGAAGCAACTGCCGATGGTTAAAGGTAAGCAGGTTGTTTTCTCCCGCGATAGTGACAATCTGATTGAAACGATTGATGACAATGATGTGAGCAAGATTCTGATCTGTGCTCGCACTACCAAACAGATTATCGGATTGTTGTCTCAATCTGACTTTACTGTTCAACTCAATCAGCGTGGATTTTCTTGGATGACGATTACATCCAAGACTGGTGCAATCATCGACGGTAAGAAAGTCAATCGTGAGGTATTCTTCGAGACTCTCAATGCTTGGGGTAAAGATTCTTCCAAGAAGTTTGTAGTTCTCCATCACTCTATCTTGTCTGAAGGTATCAATGTAAATGGACTTGAGGCAGTATTGTTTATGCGAAACATGGACTACATTGGCATCAGTCAGTCTATTGGCCGTGTCATTCGTTTGGGTGACAAATCCAAGACATTTGGACTGGTTTGTATTCCTGTGTATGATAATGTTGGTATCAGCACCAGTCGCAAAGTTCAGGCAGTTGTTGATACTGTCTTTCATAAAGGTGAAGCAGCAATCTCCACAATTCGTAGGTAATTGTGGTTATGAATAGGTAAAACCATCATACATAGTCTTGTGAAAAATAACAGGACTAAAACTCAGCAAGTATTCTATAAATGCGCGATAGATAGAGAATCACTTGCGATGATTTAATACAGAGGAGGATTGAATCCTCCTCTTTTTTATTGTAACCGAAGCCTCTAAAGTGTTCCTGTAGTGTAAGGACGAAATTATGCAAAACAAACATCTCGAACATCCCGAAGATTCGATTCTGACTGGAGATCTATCAGTTCTTGACTGGTTTTCTGAATCTGATAGTATCATCAGCACTAAGATTGATGGTGCTCCTGCTATTGTTTGGGGTACGAATCCTGCCAATGGAAAGTTCTTTGTTGGCACCAAATCTGTCTTCAATAAAGTCAAAATCAAGATCAATCATTCTCATGAAGAAATTGATGCGAACCATGAAGGTAAAGTTGCGCGTATTCTTCATGCTGCTTTTGATTGTCTTCCTCGCACAAAGTCTATCATTCAAGGTGATTTTATTGGGTTTGGTGGTTCTGATACTTATCGCCCCAACACGATTACTTATGTCTTTCCTGGGATAATTGATGAGGACATTATCATTGCTCCTCATACAATCTATGGTGGTGGAAATGATTTGCGGACTGTATCTGCTGCACCTTTGACTACTCAACTCATCAGCACTGAGAAGTGTTTGTTTGTGCAACCTGAAGTCGCATTGCATCCTTATCGTGAAGATTTGGAAGATGTTTGTAAGTTTGCCAAGCAAATGGCAACTCTATGTGAGTTTGTGGATGCCAAGAAAGCATCAACAATTAAAAAAGCAATCAATGACTGCATCCGCAATGGGAATGTCGTGAATGAAAATGAAATTGCAGAAAAAACAGATTGTGATGTCAACTTGATCCGATTGTGGAGACTCGTTGTATCAATCAAGGTTGATCTGTTTAATTTCATTCAGGAAGAGGACGAAATTGGTTGTATGATTGGTAATGAACCAACCCTACATGAAGGTTATGTTATCACGAATCAGTATGGCATGTTTAAGGTAGTTGATCGGTATGAGTTCAGTCGAATGAACTTTATTCTTGAAAAAACTTGGTGATGCTATCAATCATCCCTGTGCCAGTTGAGAAGGTGCCTACAAACGATTGTAGGTGCCTCTCAGACGTGTATTATTAAAGAGTCCAAATCAATCACTTCTTATGGAAGTTTTATCAGACACTAAAATGACTCCAGAACAAAAGTTTCAAGAGTGGTTTGAGCAAGGTTATCAACTCTGTGCCGAACAAGGTTGGGGTGATCCATTCAGTTATGCTCGTTCTCGTGAGATACATCTTGCTGGTATTCTTGGACATAAAGTAGCAGAAACTTACTCTGGTGCTGATGCTGTCGATGAATCTGGTGAATGTGAGTACAAATCTACGATTGCCAAAAGTATCAACGGAACCTACAATGGTATCAGTGTTCAAGATACTTGGGAAGAGCAGGAACGCTATCTGATTGAGGAAAAACTGGGTAAGTATTCTAATCACTACATTGCCCGTTATGATAGTGGTAAAGTAGTGGAAGTTTGGAAACTCACAGGTAACGATGTTCTAATGATTCTTCTTCCTAAACTCAAGAAAGATTGGGAACGTAAGATTCACGGCAAGCACAAAGATCCTCGCCTTTCTGGTAATCTAACTAAGAAAGAAATCCAACAGTTTGGAACTCGTATTGTATGACTATTGACTCTAAAAAATTAGCCTATGGTCACGGTGGTGGTGACGAAGCATACACACCAGATTATGCTGTTACTCCCATTCTCAAGTACATTCCTAAAGATGTAAAGGTCTGGTGCCCATTTGACAAAGCAGAGAGTGAGTTTGTCAAGCAAATCTCACAGACTCATAGTGTAGAATACTCTCACATTGATGAGGGTAAAGACTTCTTTACCTATGAACCATTTCATTGGGATGTGATAGTTTCTAACCCACCATTCACCAACAAACGTAAGTTTTTTGAACGTGCATTATCGTTTGGTAAACCATTTGCATTGATTATGACTAACACTTGGTTGAATGATTCTGCACCGAAGCAGTTGTTCAAAGACAAGGATCTGCAACTGTTGATGTTTGACAAACGAATGAAGTTTCATAGTCCTGATGGTAGGCCAAACGACAAGATTACGTTTAGTTCTAGTTACTATTGCTGGAACTTTCTTCCAAAACAGATTATTATGGAAGAACTTGTGATTCCAAAGAGTACATCAAAAGCAAAACTTCCTTTAACTTAACTTAGGGAGTATCGTCCAAAGTGTTCTCATAGTGTGAGCACCGATTCCGTTCAAAGAATGGCATCAGATCTTGAAACTGACAACCGATAATGGATTCTTATCTTTACGCAAAGTGAAGAGAAATAAACCAGTTGGATAACTGTCACAAGGGGGATTGTAAAGTCCCCCATTTTGATCCATACTTACATTGTTGAGACAAACACCCCCAATGAAAACTGTTCGAGTTCAAGTTGAAACCTACGACGGTTGCAAAACAATTTGGCATGAGAAGTCCCGCCTCAAAGAACCAACAAAGCCTATCAGTGAGCGTGTCATGGATCAGCTTTCTGGGCTGAACATTAGACGAGTTGAAGTTAGTCTGTCCCCTCAGACGGTCTGATAAGTGTCACAAGGGAGATTGTAAAGTCCCCCATTTTGATCCATACTTA